ACTTCCAAATGTTAGAGATGGTGAAAATTGAGAAACAACGTTAAGACCAGAACCTAAACTTGTGTTACCATCAAAAAATTCTGTATCCTCATTGGAAGACAGATAAAGTTTTATAATACCATTGGTATCCGTAGTAGTAGATGTATTTGAACCTCCACCACCTCCACCAACAGTTGATCCATCTGTTATATTTAAAAACGAACTGGTATCATCAGTTGAAACTAAATGTAATCTTTCTTTTCTTACCGCCATTTTGCTTTTTTATAAATATTTTTTATTTTATATTTTGTCGTCTTTCAGAACCATCATCGTAAATTACTTCTCTTCCCATTCCTGTTCCAGGATCACGTACTACGGGGCCTCCACCGCCACCAGTGTTACCACCACCTCCAGTCGATGGCTGTTCCGGTTGTGGTGCGATATATCCACAAATTGCAGAATTTGTTTCAATTAATTCTTCATACGATCCACCCTTTCCGTCTGCGTAATTTCCATATCTATCATATCCCTTACATAACGTATTTAGTAACGTTCCCTTCGCTGTGTACACCGGCGTTTCTATTGTTTCAACAACCACTCCAACCGTATCATTTAATGTAATAGAAGTTCCATCTGGTGAGTATGTATTTTTCTTTACATTTGAAACTATATCAAATGCATCTAAGTTATCTTGAATTTGTTTTTGCAATTCTACCACAGAAAATTCTTTTGGTAATGTTTTTATGCCAACTTCTCTTCTTTTTAACGATTGTAAATTGTATTCAATACATTTATATAATATTGATTGAACTTCCTGTACTAAAGTAGAAAAACTGTATGAATCACATTCGCTAAATCTTTCACCTGCCGCCTTTCCAAAATTTGATTGAGTTATATCATAATTTTTATTATACAAATAATATTCAATAGACGTTTTAAAATCATCAAATATTTGTTTTTTTATTAAATCAAATTTACTTAATCCAAAATCTTTTTTTAAAATAGTAAAAAAATCTTTTCCATATTTTGTTTCTAAAGAATCATCTATTTTAGATAAAAAAGTATTTTCAAATGAATTTATTAAATCTAATAAGCTATTTTTATAGTATTTAAATTCCTTATCCAATGACTGTAAATCATTTATTTGTTTTTTTGTTTTTTCATTTATAGGCGCTTCTTTGGTTTTTAAAGGAAGTACTCGTATTTCTTCTCTTGAAGGTGATATTTCTTGTATCCAAACCCTTTCCAATTCATTTTCACTACCTACTTTATATCTAACAAAATTTAAATTTACTTTTAATATTCCATTTGTAAATCCTAAATCATTTAATAATTTCTCAATATCAATTGCAAGTTCTCTTTGTCCACCTTTATTTGTAACATTAAACATATAATTTTTAATATCACCTGTTTTTATGTATGCTACATTGTTTCCTGATTTTTGAGGAAGTAAATTATTATTAATATCATAAACCGATATTTCCATAACATCATACTTACACTCACCGAAATCAGTTTCTTTTATTTGATTTTTTGAAACAATAAATAAATCATCCTTTTGAATGAATTTTCCTTCATTTTCAGATTTATCATTTAATTGTTCAATATTTGTATACTTTTTAATGCTCATAATTTATTTCATTAAAATGATTTTGGATGCATCTTTCCAAATCTAGTTTTATAATCTTTTGATTCAGTAGAACCATCCGCTTTTGTAACCGATACTTTCATACTTGAATCATAAGTTGCACTATGCGAATTGCCATATAATGGAAATCCACCTGGTTTTGAATCTATACCATTTCCTGCTTTATGATCAATTTTTAAATCCAAATCATAAGTTCCAGCTGCAGGTATACTGAAAGTTGTTTGCGGAATAACCAACCAATCAGGATTTCTTCCTATTCCGGATGGTTTTGTGTGCGTTATTTTTATAGTTACCGGAGCCTTATCATTGTTAGTAAATTTTAAACTTCCACCAGAAACCCATTTTACTTCATTAGTTCCAGATCTACCATTTGCTCTAAGTTTAACGTCTTTATCTTCGGTGGGGCCATCAATTTTTAATATAACTGATTTATTAATTACATCTGCTCCAGAAGTCAATGCTGTATTTGTAGAAGATTGTTGAATTGCTTGTTGTTGCTGAACTGCTCCCAATTGAGATTGTAAACCTTCTATTATAGAATTTAATGAATCAATTTGTTTAATCAGGGCTTCAATCTGAGCTTTAAATCCGGTATTTTGAGATTGTAAAGATGCTCTTAAAATACTTTCATCAATTGATTTTTGAACTGCCGATTGTATTTGGTTTGAAAAATCTTGTATTGTTCCTGTTAAAGTATCTATTTGGTTTACTAATGTATCGTTTGTTTGTTCAATTGATAATCTATTGTTTATTTCAGTTTGAACTTCTGCTTTTAATGTTACTATTTCAGAATTAAGAGATTCAACTTTTGCTGTTAGTGTTTGTACTTGTTTTCTTAAATCCTCTACTAATAATACCTGTTCATCGTACAATGGTTTTGGAACAAGATTTAAGTTTTGTTCAGGTATTAATGGTTTTAATTCTTTAACTTCTACATCAATTGCTTTTAATATTTCTTCCTCATCATACTTTGGTGTAATAAGAGATTTAAATAATAAAGAAGAAGCGATGTTTGAATCATCAACTATCGTAACTCCATATTCATTTTTAGAAATAGCCGCGCTACCCGATACTTTCAATATACTTTCTAAGTCGGAATTTCTTTGTTCATCTAATTTTTGAGCAATAGCTTCTAAGGATGTTAATGCCATTATGCAATTATTTGAAATATTAATTTATTATCAATAATTGTTGATACCCCACCTTCATCTATTTTAAGTTTTAATTTATATGCTCTATTAATAGGAAAGCTGTTTAAATCAATAATAAAATAATTAGATGTTGAATCACAACTTAATTTGGTGTATTGTCCAAATGGAAGTATGATTTCATTTGTAGTGTAATCTTCTAATTGATAATATGATGTAGTTGGTAAATATTTTGATTGATCGTATTCAAAGGTTGTTCCGAATGATTTTAATGGAAACATATCTCTACCTTTAACTCTAATTTTTACTTTTTGATTTTGAGGATATTCTTTTTTAAGATTGGATACAACTACTTTATAGTTATCTTCTGCAGAACCTGTAACAGGTGCTAAACTTCCAGTTGATATAATACTATCATCCCAAACTATTTCTAATTTTGGTTCGTATATCGTGTTGGTTTCTTTTGAGAAGAATTTTAATACACCATAATCATTCGTGTCCACTTCTTTATCTAAAGCATGGTGTATAATAAATCCATTATTAGGTAAAGAACCACTAACCCAATTATGTATGATGTTTGTTACATCCATTCTAACATCATCTGATTGATATGAAAAAGATTGCGATGCCATAGATGCCGTATACCAAGTACCACCTCCTCCATTTGATATAGATCCGGTATCTGATCCTGAAACATATGCGTCTGGAATAACATTGTACGTCATCCATTTAGTAATACCATCTCTATAAAACCAACTAACTCCGTCTGTTGTTATATTATCAAACTTAGTTCCTGTTCCCATAGACCAACTTTGAGAAACTGCGTTTGCATAAATTGTATACTCTAATGGAATTTCTTCCGATTTAGCAGCTTTTAAATTTAAATAAGCTTTCCAACCACTACCAGTTTCTAATGTAGAAACATCAAACTTAATTAATGTTCTATTTAAGTCCTTAGTAGCACCATAGTATAGTTTACCAACTTCTAATATTTCATCTCTACCTGCATTTTGGTTTGGTTGTTGTAGGTAGATGGTTGAATCGTATGATGATGTATAAAATTTATGCATTATATTGCCCTCCCTTTTATGTCTTTATTTGGATATTTTACTTCAAATACACACGGATCTAATGAAGGATAAATAATCTTTCCTTTAATTGCTTCGTCTATATTATATTTGTTTGGAGAATAATTACCATCTCCGCCACATAGATTTGTAACTTTAACCATTGGTACACTCATTACACCATCTACATTTGCTAATATTAATTCTATTTCTGAAATGTTTATTGTTTTGTTAAATGTCCATTTATCTATTTCAAAATATTCTTGTATCTTTGTTAAACAATTTGCAAGAACTTCTCTTTTATTGTAATTTTGATATGCAACTATTTCAAAGTCAATACCAATGTTTACTATAAACCCATCAATAATATTTACAGCGTCTGTCATCAATCTATATTCACCTAAATATGTTTTAAGATTTTGCTTAACTGCTTGGTTTAATTGGGTTAATTTTTTATTACTATCATATCCCAATACATACATATTGATTGCAAATGGATTGTTAGTTTCTGCAACATTTGATTTCTTTTGTGAAAGATATTTTACTAACTCTTTTTGAATTTCTGTTTTTGATTTTCCTTGCAATCCTTCAACAACACCCACAAACTCTGCTATATTTTTTGGTGATGATAAAATTGATGAAGGTGAATTATTATCAATCTCTCCATCAGGACTAACATACACTTTTGCAATAGAACCATATTTTTCTGGCATACTTAATGCTCTAACAATATAATCCTGTCTGGTAACTGCTCTGTTTTGAGAACCAAACATTGCAATTGCATTTTGTCTTATTTCTTCAACAGATTCTACCCCTCTACCACCAGTAGCAGATTCTAAATTCTCAACCGCAACGGATTGTTTTATTGTATTATATAAAGTTTGATTATCAATTGATAATAAATCTTCATCAAAGTCAATTCTTCTTATAGTGGTTAAATCTCCTTGATTAACATTTGATTCAACGCCACCTCCCGTTAAATATTTTACTGTCAATGTTTCTCCACTAGGAGCTATACCAAATGTATTTGTTTTTAAGAAATTAGATGGGTCAATTCCCTGGTTTAAACGAGTTACCGAATTGGCTAATCCTAATCCTACATTTTTTGTATTTGGTAATAATTTTTCATCTTCATATCCAGTAGAGGTGTTACCACTACCAAATTGTAAATCCATTGTATTATCTGAATTTACTTTTACTGAAAATCTATTTGGTACTTTTTGTACTTCTAAAATATATGGAACTGAATCAGAATTTTCTGATAATTCTGAGTTTGTCTCTGTATTTGCGTTTTCTATGAAAATGCTTTCTTGTGCCAAATAAGGAACTTCATACCATTTTGTTGCACCGCCATCCGATGTTACAGAAACTATTTGAATTATTTTTTCATCATTTATTGTTGCGGATGGATAATCCGTTGATGAATTAAATAATATAGTTGTTTCCTTTTGTATTGCAGATATTGCTTTTACTTTTTTACTTATTAAATAAAAAGTAGGCTCTCCTGTATTATCTCTTTCATATACATCTATTTCTCTATCGGTTGGATTTTCAAAATCAACTGAATCCGTTGTTCTAAAAATAATATTAGAATTTGAAGTTGATTGTATTTCTAATCCATCTTTTATTTTTAAATAGTATTTTTCATCTGGTTTATTTGAAGAACCTAATCCAACTGATGGTACTAATTGATAAACCGTAATGGTTGTAACTGCAGGGGATGTTACTTTTGGTTTATATCCCATAGTTTGTGCAAGTGCAACAACATTTTTTCTTTCCGTTGCATGTGCTAACATTGATTCTTTTAATTGAACATCCTGATAGAATGATAGTATATCTCCTATTGCAGCCGCTTGCTCAACGAATACCATACCAGGAGAAGATTCATTGAAATCCGAATAACTATTTGGAAAATATGTTTTAGTAAAATCAATAAGATTTTGTTTCAGTTGGCCAAAATCTTTTCCAACATAATTTATAGTTTTATTTACATTTTTTATTGCCATTGTTCTATTGTGTATTAACAGTTATTGTTGTTGATTCTGATAGATTTGGGTTTGATAATAATGAAAACTTTATTTCTAAGTTTATAGTATGGTTATCAATATTATTATTATCCCAAACGTAATTTATTCTATCTATGTTTATATATGGTAACCATTGTCTCACCGCATCTTCAACTGCAGATTCAATTTTATTTTCAAATTCATCAGTTGAATACATTTGCTCAAATAACAAATTATAAATATCACAACCGAATTCAGGCTGCATTAATCTTTCTCCTTTTCGTGTAAGAATTAGATTTTTTAAATTTTCTCTTGCTTGAGTTAATGTAGTATAGTTGACAGAAAATATCCCAGCAGAATTTGAAGATTTATTAACTCCAATTCCAAGAATTTTATAATCATTTTCTTTTAAGTCCGCTACATTAACTTTACCAAGCTCTATTGCCATTATTTAAATCTTTTTACTAATTCTGAATAATCTCGTGTTAATGCTTTTATTGTAGCATCTTGTAAACCATCGCCGGTTGATTCAAAATTTGGAACATTAGATGGCACATTTACATCTCTAAAATCCATTGTTTCCCACTCACTCTCATCTACTCTTAATTCTGGTTTAATCATATCTAATACACTTCCAACCGCTTGAGCACCTTCTTTTCTTTGTTCTGCCGTAAATGGCTGAGTCATATTCAAAATCTCATTTATCATTGGGTCTTTTGAAAATTCC